GGTGCGCTTGTCAGCAATCAGGGCTGCGTACACGTCCGCGAACTCGCCGGACTGCGGGAACTTCTCAAGGAACCACCGGACGCCCGACATGCAGGCTTGCCAGCTGTGGAGCCGTTCCTTCGTGATGTGGGTCTTGCTCATTCCGCACGCTCCTCGTCCGCGTCCTCGCGCCCATCCTTGCGCCACTGCTCCAGACGGTCGCGGTCGGCGTCGTCCATCTGCGCGATCACCTGCGCCTTGGCGATCTGGCTCTGCAACCGGGCGAACCCGGTCACGATGTCGTTCATGAAGTCGCCCGGGTTCAGGGCGATGCGGTCGGGTTGGTTCGGCAGTCCCACTGTTGGCCTCCACTGCATCGGGGTGATGCGATGAGAGGAAGTATAGAAACGCTAGACATGCAGGTCAAGCGAAACTTGACGACGGTCTACGGAAAATCGCCAGGACGTGAAAAAGCCCGCACTCGGCGGGCTGTCGTGGGCGGCAAAGTCGATCGGTAGTCAAGGGCCGCAATTGCCAGGCGGCGCGGGCAATTAGTGTCCGGGCGTTGGCGGGCGCTACCGGCCGGCGAGCACAAGAACTTGACTGAAGCGTCTAGAAATCCTAGACTCCCGGCCTATGGACGACATCAACTCAAGCATCGAGCACCCCCTAGAACGCGCCGCCAGGCTGCTGGGATCCCAGGTAGCGCTGGCGAACGCGCTGGGGGTGACGAAGGCCGCAGTCGGCCAGTGGCGCGATCCGGGACGCCGTGTTCCAGCCGAGCACTGCCCGCACATCGAGCGACTGACCGGCGGCGAGGTCCGCTGCGAAGAACTGCGCCCCGACGTCGCCTGGAGCGTCCTGCGTGAGCAGGTCAACCCGGTGGCCGAAGCCGATGCGAAGTGAGCAGTCCATGCGCCGCAGCGTAGACCTCACCACCGACCCCGCACCCCCACAGAAGGGTGAGTCGCCCGAGAAGGTAGGGGTGCAGTGCTTTTGTCCGGAGCCCCGCTGCTTGGTCGATGCCACCTGCATCGGCGACTCGTGCCGGCAGCTCTACTGCGGCTTCTGTGGCGCCCATGTCGAGGCCGAATGGGACGAGATAGAGCTACGCGAGCCGCCCCACGATCCTGTGCAGGTCCCTAGCGTCACGCGCTCCTGGCGCAATGGCGAACTTGTGAGCGACGGAGGGACGGAAGCATGAGCGCGCCACTTCGTCGCGGCCACGCGAACACCTACAAGCCCACGCACGCCGCCTTCCGCGGCCAGGGCCGCTGGGTCGGCTCCTGTGGCCGCTGCGGCAGGCACGTCGAGAGCGCTGCGGGGCAGAAGAAGCACCCGATCCTCGGAAAGCTGTGCACACCGTGCAGCGGGGCGGTGCGATGAGCTACGAACCCAGCCCGGGCACCGTGGCCTTCCGCGCGCTGGCGTATTTGGAGACGCTGCCTCAGGGCGCCGAGGTTATGACATCGGCGCTGGCCGAGGCGCTGCACCTGGACGACTACAAGACGCTGGCTCCGTGTCTCGAAGCCGCAGTCAAGGGTGGCGCGGTGTTTCAGCGCAAGCGCGACGATCACCCGCGGTCGCCTTGGTGGTGGTCCCTGACGGACTTCTCGGCGCTGCCGAAGGCTCCCAGGCCCGCAGCGGTGCCGTTCGAGGTGCCAGAGCCGACGCCTGAGCCGACGCCTCAACCTAAGAAGCGCCAGCCCAAGATCGAAGAAGGCCCGGTCACGAAGGACGAGCACGGATTCCGGGCCTGCCTCTGGACGAACGGCGTTCTGCAGATCGAGCGCGAGCCCGGCGACCTGGTGCTGATCGCACCGCCGCACGTCGAGCAGCTGCGCAAGCTGCTGACCGGGGGCGGCGCATGACCGAGAACAAGCGCCGGTCGATCTCGAAGAAGACCCGGTTTGAGGTGTTCAAGCGGGACGGCTTCTCCTGCCAGTACTGCGGCGCTCACCCGCCTGGCGTGCTGCTGCACGTCGATCACATCGTGGCCGTGGCTGTCGGTGGCACCAATGCCATCGACAACTTGGTGACGGCCTGCGAACCCTGCAACCAGGGCAAGGGAGCGCGCGACCTGAAGGTGGTGCCTCAATCACTGGCCGAGAAGGCGAAGGCAGTCGCAGAGCGTGAGGCGCAGCTCGCAGGGTTCCACGCGATCTTGGAGGCCAAGGCCCAGCGCCTGGAGGACGAGACGTGGCGCGTGCTGCGGGTGCTGCATGGCCCTGACTGCAACAGCGTGCGCCGCGATGAGCACCGCAGCACGAAGCGGTTTGTCGAGCGGCTGGGCGTGCATTCAGTCCTGGAGGCCGCCGACATTGCCCTGGGTTCTCGCGTGTCGGAGTGGAAGCGGTTCAGGTACTTCTGTGCCGTCTGCTGGAACAGGATCAGGGAGGCCGACTGATGGCTCGCGCACGAAACATCAAGCCGGGCTTCTTCGCCAATGAGGACCTGGCCGAGTGCTCCCCGTGGGCGCGTCTGTGCTTCGCTGGCCTGTGGACTCTGGCAGACAGGGAAGGGCGCCTTGAGGACCGCCCCAAGCGCATCAAGGGCGAGCTTTTCCGGTTCGACCCCATCGAGGTCGAGCCTCTTCTCCTGGAATTGGAGCGCTTCAAGTTCATCTTGAGGTACGAGGTCGACGGGAATCGCTACATCAGCATCCCCGAGTTCAAGACCCATCAAACCCCGCACTACTCCGAGAAGGAGAGCGTCATCAAGCCGCCTCCACTCCAGGAAAAGAGCGGCATCAAGCGGAAAGAGTCCGAGAGTCCACCAGGATCAGGGGCGTCTTCAAGAGGGGTGCGCAACCCCCTGAATCCTGATTCTCTGAATCCTGATTCTCCGAATCATGAATCCCTTCTCCCTTCGGTCGAAGGTTGCGGACCTGCGCTTCGCGCTGCCCCGCCGACCCCGCCCCCCGACTTCGACGGGAAGAACGCGGAAGTCCTGAACGGCAAGGCCGTGGTGGCGATTGCCCCTGGCTTCGAGCTGCCCGACCAGTGGGGCTTCGACGCTGAAGCGCTTGGATTCAAGCCTCCCGAGGTTCTGCGCCAGGCCGAGAAGTTCCGGCAGTACTGGACCGCGGGCAAGGGCAGCGGGACACGCAGATCCGTGAAGGGCTGGCGGCAGACCTGGAGCAACTGGCTCGACAAGGCAGCGAAGGACGCGCGATGAGCACCTACAGCAAGGTCCGCAAGGAACTGGCCGAGCAGCACACCAGCGAGGACACCCCGCCGTGCAGGTACTGCGGGGCACCGACAGCCAGGGACGTGCTGACCACGTTCGGAGGTCGCTGCGGCTCGTGCTACCGGGTCTACCGCGAAAGCGTGCCAGAGCGCCCGCCTGTGGCCTACCTGCGGGATGACCGGCGCAGGTCGTGGGCCTGGAACCTCAAGGCCAGGCACGAAGGCGGGGAACGCCTGACGCCGGCCCAGGTGACGGCGTACACCGCTGCGCTTCGCGCCAACCTCGAGACCGCCGTGGAGGACTGACCATGACCCGATCCGACGCCAATCGCTTCCTGAGCCGGCTCCGAGCTGGTGACACAACTGCCAGCGAGGCCGTCATCAGCCATGCCCTGCGGCTTACCGGGGACCTGCAGGACGAGCCTGAGGTAGTCACGCTTCCCCTGGTCCCTGTGGCGGTCGATTCGTACCTGAACCGCGCGCGGAACCCGCGTCATGAATGAACCCGCGTCATGAAGGAGGCCGCATGAACTGCACCGGCAACTGTTCCCAGGGCGACAAGGTCTGCCCGCACCCGCAGCAATGCGAGCAGTTCGACGGCGTGCCTCTGCGCGAGGTGCTGATGTCACTGCTGTGGCCGCTGGGCCTGATCGCCTGCTGTGCCGTGGCTGTGGCGCTGTGGAAGGCCTGGCCGTGGTGGTGATCGAACTCCCGTGGCCGCCCTCGGTGAACACCATGTGGCGCACGCCGCGCACTGGCCCGCTGGCCGGTCGCACGATGCTCTCGAAGGAGGGCCGCGACTACCGCAAGGCCGTCGAGCAGGCGGTGATGCTGCAGTGCGTGCCCAAGGTGGGCGATGCCAAGGTGGCGGTCGACATCGAGGTGCGCATGCCCGACAAGCGACGCCGCGACCTGGACAACCTGCCCAAGGCGGTCCTCGATGGCCTGACGCACGCTGCTCTGTGGCACGACGACAGCCAGATCGACGACCTGCGCGTGTGGCGGTCGGATCGCATGGGCGGCTGCTTGGTGGTCAAGGTGCGCGAGCTGTCGCTGCCGCAAGGCTGCCTGGTCGAGGACGAAGCCGATGCAGACGCTTTCTGAGTGCCCAGCCTGCAAGTCCGCAGCCGCCGAGCCGCACTGCGCCCTGTTCCGCAACGGGTGCCCAGGCTGCGCAGCTCGCGCAGTGTCGCGCGGCAAGAACTTCTTCGACAGCAGGAAGGCAGGCCGGCAGACCTCGGCCTACCGCATGGAGCTGCACCAGTTCGGCGTGAGTCACGACCAGGTGCTCGAAGCGTGGAAGGCCGACGCGACCAACCAAGTCGAGGCCCGCGCGTGATCCTGGTCTTGGTTCCCCCAGGCCGCGGTCGGTGGTCCCCGATCCGGCTGCAGTACGACCCGAAGCGGCGAACGCTCCCCGCCCGGGTCGAGGTGCGCGTCAATGACCGCATCGTGGTGGACGGAGCGACCTACAGAGTGGCGAAGGTGGAGTCATGAGCGCAGTCCCCGATCTGCTGTCCCCCCCGCGTCAGTTCTGCGCCGCCTTCCAGCGGGCAGCCAACGAACACCAGGCCGACCGCATGACTACCCAAGAACTCGACCCCTCCCACAGCGCCGCGCTCGACGACCTGCTGATGCGCTGGTGGCACTGGAAGGCACCGATCCAGCCCGCCCGAGGCCATGGCAGCGTCGCCCTGGGCTTCGAGTCCTTCCGGGTCACGCGCCAGTACGACGACCAGAACGGCGCCCTGTACGGGGACGAGGAGGAGCAGATCATGCGCGCCGTCGAGCGCGAGGTGAACTTCCTTGAAACCCACCACCGGACGGTCATCTACGTCATGGCCAGAGCGCTCACCCTGGGCGTGCTGGTGTTCTCGTCGCCCCGGCTGCCCAGCGACAGGGTCGAGCGCGAACGGCTGGTGAAGCAGGCGCGCGGGTGCTTGGCGGCCAGGCTGATCAGTTCGGGGCTGATGTAAACGAATCAACAAAGGATTTGCCGCATGAGCGAAGCAGATTGGATCAGGACCGCGAGTCAGAACGCCGTAGTCACGCGGAACGAGGTGCTGCAGTGGCTGAAGATCACCGCACCGCATCTGAAGCGGCTGTTGGAGGTGGAAGGCTTTCCAGCGCCACGCTTTAAGGGCCGCAGCGGCTCCTGCCGCACAACCAGGGGCTGTAGGTGGCGTGTTGGCGACATACGCGCGTGGCTTGAGGCGAGCGCTGATCTGCGAAAGGAATTGGCAAAGCCCGTGCAGGACAGAAGCGATGGGCGCGTTGCCGCCGATGAACTCTGGCGCTTGACCCATTGACCGCATCGGTGTGTAGGTCGAAGCCGTTAGCACGACCTTGCTGCTAAATCACACTGATCTGGCAACTTTCAGACCACTTGACACGCTTCTGGCAGTTCTGGCACATTTCGGGGAGGGGGCAAGTTGCCCCTCCAGCAAGCCCGCCAGGTCCTACCTCGGCGGGCTTTCTCGTTTCTGGCCCCAGCTCGAACGCCCGGACACGCTGAGATACAAGGCGGGACTCGATGCCTGGGGCCGACCATCATCGGGTGCAGCCTTGGCGCCTCGTCGCCCGGTAGCAGAGCGGGCGCGGCGTGTCTCCTCCACCGGGCGCGGCACCGGACAAGGTGAGCCTGCGAACGGCACAGCCCAGCTTGGGCAGATCAACCCAGGTGAGTCCGATGGGCCGACTGACCAGCCTCAAGCCTCGCATCGGCAACCCGACCCAGCCATGGGCACACCCAGGCAGGGAGTCAAGGCAGGCCCGTGGCTACGGCGCATCCTGGGACAGGCTCAGGCGTCAGGTACTCCAGCGTGACTGCGGCGTCTGCCAACCCTGCGCCAAGGATGGACTGATCCACCCAGGCAACGAGGTGGACCACATCGTCCCCAAGGCAGAGGGAGGATCCGACGACCTCTCGAACCTCCAGACCATCTGCACCGAGCGGCATCGCCTGAAGACTCAGGACGAGTCAGCGCGGGGGAGGGGGGGATCGAAAGTCTAGAGGGCAAGGGCTGCGGGACCGCACGTCCTCCCATTTGGAGATTTTCTTCCCCTATCAACCGGGTTCAGCAAATGGCAGGCGTGAAGGGCAGAAGCGGCGGGGCGCGTCCGAACTCGGGCGGCGCACGCCCTGGAGCCGGACGCAAGCCGAATCCGAAGGCCCCGCCTGTGGTGGCGCCGGCCGACGTGGACATGCTCGAGTTCCTGCAAGGGGTTGCCCTGGGCCGGATCGAAGCCACGCCGATCCAGGTGCGGGCGGCGGTCGCTGCGGTGCAGTACACCCACACGAAGACCGGCGACGGCGGGAAGAAGGACGGCCAGGCGGAAGCGGCCAAGAAGGCGGCAAGCAAGTTCGCAGCTGCCGCCCCGCCGAAGCTGGTCGTGAACAACCGTGGCTGAACCTCAGTCGACGGCCTGCCCGGATTGGGCGGCCAGACTGAGGGAGGGCCGGTCGATCATCCCGCCCCCGCTGTTCCCGGCTCAGGCCGAGCGGGCGCTGGAAGTGTTCAAGGCCCTGCGGATCGTGGACGCGCCGGGGTCGCCGACGTTCGGCGAGTCCTGCGCTCCCTGGGTGTTCGACCTGGTGGCGTCGATCTTCGGCGCCTACGAAGAGGACACCGGGAAGCGCCTGATCACCGAGTGGTTCGTGCTGATCCCGAAGAAGAACGCGAAGTCGACCATCGCGGCCGGGATCATGATGACGGCCCTGGTGCTGAACTGGCGCCAGTCGGCGGAGTTCTCGATCCTGGCGCCCACGGTCGAGATCGCCAACAACAGCTTCGCGCCGTCGCGGGACATGTGCCTGGAGCGGTCGGACGAGGAACTGTCGGCGCTGATGCACGTGCAGACGCACGTGAAGACGATCACGCACCGGATCAGCGGCGCGGCCCTGAAGGTCGTGGCGGCGGATGCGGCGACGGTGGGCGGGAAGAAGGGCGTCGGGAACCTGGTTGACGAGCTGTGGCTCTTCGGCAAGCGGGCCGACGCCGAGAACATGCTGCGAGAGGCGACCGGCGGCCTGGCGAGCCGGCCCGAGGGTTTCGTGATCTACCTGACCACGCAGTCGGACGAGCCGCCGGCCGGGGTGTTCCGGCAGAAGCTCCAGTACGCCCGCGACGTGCGCGACGGGAAGATCCACGACCCGCGCTTCGTGCCGGTGATCTACGAGTTCCCGGACGAGATGATCCAGGCCGGGGAGCATAAGGACCCGGCGAACTTCGGCATGGTCAACCCGAACATTGGGTTCTCCGTGGACCCGGAGTTCCTGGAGCGCGAGCTGCGCAAGGCCGAGAACGACGGCCCGGAGTCGCTGCGCGGGTTCATGGCGAAGCACCTCAATGTCGAGGTGGGCGTGAACCTGCGGTCGGATCGCTGGACCGGAGCCGACTTCTGGGAAGCCCAGGGCGACCCGACGATCACCTTCGAGTCGCTGCTCAAGCGGTGCGAGGTCATCGCGGTGGGCCTGGACGGCGGCGGGAACGACGACCTGTACGGGTTCCACGCGGTTGGCCGAGAGGCTTCGACCGGGCTGCTGCTTTCGTGGTCTCGGGCCTGGGCGCTTCCGATTGTTCTGGAGCGCCGAAAGGACATCGCCCCCCGGCTGCTGGACTTCCAGAAGGACGGCGACCTACAGATCGTGGACAAGATCGAGGACGCCTGCGACGCGGCGGTCGGTCTCATCCAGCGGATTGACGAGGCGGGGCTTCTCGGGTCGCTGGAGGACGGCAAGCGCCGGGCCATCGGTGTGGACCCGGCCGGCATCAAGCAGACGCTGGACGCGCTGAACGCTGCGGGCTACCCGGACGAGCAGATCGTGCCGGTCTCGCAAGGCTGGCGGCTGAGTTCGTCGATCAAGTCGACCGAGCTGTACCTGTCCAGCGGCTCCCTGTGGCACGCGGCGCAGCCGCTCATGGCCTGGTGCGTAGGAAACGCGAAGGTCGAACAGAAAGGCAACGCGGTGCTGATCACGAAACAAGCCAGCGGCACGGCCAAGATCGACCCGCTGTCGGCCATGTTCGACGCGGTCGAGGTCATGTCGCGGGCCCCTGAGGCGCAAGGCCGGATCGATGAGTTCCTTCGATCCCCGGTGATGTCCTGACATGGGGGTCATGAACACTCTGCGCTCCTGGTGGGGCGGCGGAGCCCTGAGCGAGACGGTCGGAACGCAGGTTCCGGTGCCTGGCGCCGCTCTGGTGGACGACACCCGCCAGGTGGGCGTCGATGGCGCCCTGCAGATCAGCACGGTCTGGGCGTGCATCGAGCGCCGCGCGAACATCGTCGCCAGCCTGCCGCTGTTCGTCTACGAAGAGACGCAGGGGCAGAAGTCGCTGGCTCGGGCATCGCGCCTGTACCAGCTGCTGCACGACAGCCCGAACCCGCGGATGACGCCGTTCGAGTTCTGGCGGGCGATGATGATGAATCACGACCTGCGCGGCAACGCCTACGCGCGGGTCGAGCGTGACGCAAAAGGCGAGGCGGTCGCTATGTGGCCGATGCCGGCCGACCAGGTCGAGCCTGAGGTGCTGTCTGACGGTTCGATGGTCTACAAGTACACCATCGGCGCCGACATGGCGGTGCTCAGTTCCGAGAGCGTCCTGCATCTGAAGAACCTTGGCAACGGCACGGTCGGCCTGGCGAAGCTGGAGTTCATGCGGGCCACGACGGACGAGTCCGCCAAGGCCCAGGCCTCCGCCTCGAAGGTGTTCGGCAACGGCGGGAAGCCCACGGGCATCCTGATGCTGGACAACGTCCTGAAGGCCGAGCAGCGCAAGCAACTGCTGGAACGGTTCGCCGAGATGGCGAACGGCAACACGGCGCGGCTGTACGTGCTCGAAGCGGCGATGAAGTACCAGCAGCTCAGCATGACCCCAGAGGATCAGCAGTTGCTGGAGACGCGGCGGTACAGCGTCGAGGAAATCTGTCGGTGGTTCGACGTTCCCCCGGTGCTGGTTCACCACTCCAACGTCACGACCTGGGGCAGCGGCGTCGAGCAGATCGTCGACGGCTTCTACAAGCTGACCGTGCGCCCGCTGCTGGTCAGCGTCGAGCAGGCCATCAGGAAACGTGTCCTGACGCCCAGGCAGCGCGCAGACATGTCGGCCGAGTTCTCGCTCGATGCGCTGCTGCGGGCGAGCGCCAAGGATCGGGCCGACCTGTACGCGAAGCTGGTTCAGAACGGCCTGAAGACTCGCAACGAGTGCCGGCAGCTCGAGAACGACCCGCCGGACCCGTCACCGCTGGCGAATCAGCTCACGGTGCAGACCAACCTGGTCCCCCTCAACAAGCTGGGCATGACCCAGCCCACAGGAGGCAGCAATGCTCCTTCGCAAGACCCTGTCTCTCAGTGAAGTTGCCCTGAAGTCGGACGACACCGGCCGGTTCAGCGGCTATGCCTCCGTCTTCGGCAACGTGGACAGCGACGGCGACATCATCCTTCGCGGCGCCTTCGAGGGCACCCTGAAAACGCACGGCAAGCCCAAGATGTTCTTCAACCACGACTGGGGCACGATCCCGGTGGGCAAGTGGCTGAGCGCCAAGGAAGACGAGCACGGCCTGATGGTCGAGGGCGAGTTCACGCCAGGCCTTCCCGCCGCTGAAGCGGTGCGCGCGGCGATGAAGCACGGCACCCTGGACGGCCTGAGCGTTGGCGGCTTGGTGAAGCAGGCCGACGCCGAGCTGATGGAAGACGGCCGGCGCGTGATCCGCCGCTGGTCGCGCCTGATCGAGATCAGCCCTGTGGTGTTCCCGGCGAACGACTCGGCCCGGGTGGACACCTCCTCAGTCAAGGGCGGCAGCGACATCCTCGAACTGATCGAGGACGCCGCTTCCATCCGCGAGATCGAGCTACTGCTGCGGGATGCAGCCGGGCTCAGTAAGGCGGCCACCAGCGCATTGGTGGCCCGCATCAAGGCCGTGAGTCGGGGGGAGCCCGATGACGATGCTGCGATGAAAACCCTGGCCGACCGCGTCGCGCGGCTGGCCGCATAACCCGACCCATCCCCGAAAGGATTTCCCCATGTCTCTCGAAAACGTGATGAAGGGCCTCGACAGCATCGAGGCCAAGCTGAAGAACATCAGCGAGAAGGCCGACGGCGAGCTGGCAACGCTCGGCAAGGTCACCCAGGACACCAAGACCGCCCTGGACAACATCGGCAAGGAACAGCGCCTGCTGGCCGACCGTCTGCTGCTCATCGAGCAAAAGGGCGGCGGCACGAAGGACGACGAGACCGCCGTCGAAGGCTGGGGCAAGCAGTTCATCAAGAGCGACAGCTTCAAGGCCTTCGCCGCCGGCAGCGCGCAGAAGGCGCGCTTCGAGGTGAAGAACACGGTGCTGGGCGATGACGCCACGGTCGCGCCGGATCGCCGTCCTGGCATCGTGCCGGGTGCGCAGAACATCCTGACGATCGAGTCGCTGTACAACGCGGTCCCGACGACCAGCAACGCCATCGAGTACACCCGTGAGGCCTCGTTCACCAACGATGCCGCGGAGACCGCCGAAGGCGCCACGAAGCCCGAGTCCGACTTCACCTTCTCGCTGGTCAACATGCCGGTGAGCACGGTGGCGCACTGGATCAAGATCAGCCGGCAGCTCGCCATGGACGCTCCGGCCCTGGCCGCGTACATCGAGTCGCGCATGCGCTACGGCGTGCAGCGCCGCGTCGAGACGCAGCTGGTCAGCGGCAACGGCACGGCCCCGAACATCAGCGGCTTCCTGGACGCCGGCAACTTCACCGCGCACGGCTACGCCGCCGCGGCGCTGGGCGCCACGCTGCCGAAGCTGGTGCTGATCCGCAAGATCATCGGCGACCTGGAGGTGGCCGGCTACATGCCCAGCGCCATCGTGATGAACCCGGCCGACTGGGCGCAGGTCGAGGTCGATCTGCTGACGGCCACCAGCAACGCCGTGCGCGTCACCTACTCGGCGATGGGCCAGCCCATGCTGTGGGGCGTTCCGGTGGTGAAGTCGGTGGGTCAGACGGCCGACATCGTGTCCGTGGGCGACTTCAACTCACACGGCACCATCTACAACCGCGAGGGCGTGGTGGTGGCGATGTCGGAGTCCGACTCGGACAACTTCACCCGCAACCTGATCACCCTGCGCGCCGAACGGCGCCTGGCGCTGACCAGCGAAGTCCCGGCGGCGATCCGCTCCGGCGACCTGACCCCGGTCTAAGCGGGGTAGGCCATGCGCGTTCGCATCCAGTTCATCCGCTTCGGAAGCAACCCCGCCATCGGTGGGTTCTCGCCCGGGGATCGGATGGGGTGCGACTCGCGCATGGCCAACCACCTGGTCAACGAGGCCAAGGTGGCCAAGTTCATCGACGCCCCGGCTCCTGCACCGGAGCCGGAGGTGCCATCGCCTCCGCAAGAGGCGACCCCCAAGAAACGCCGGGCCAAGGCCTGAACGGAGCCCCACACCATGCTTCTCAAGCGTCACTACGACCCCGAATCGGTCGCCGCGGGCTCTCCCGTGGTGGCGCATCTGGAGGTCAAGCACACGGGCGCCAACGCCCCGCAGAACTTCAGCACCGCGCTGGTGGCCGAAGGTCTGCGAAGCGGCTTCGTCAGCCTGCAGGAAGACCTGCTCACGCTGCACGCGAAGCCCGAAGACCTGCGCTACACCATCAAGCGCCGGCCCGGCTACTACTGCTGCCACAACGGCGCTCGCATGGAGCTGAGCGCGGAAGCCTACGGCGACCCGTCCATCGCTGCGGTGGAGGCCCAGCAGTACCTGAAGGCCAACGGCTTCGACGGCGCCTCGCCGGACCCGATGAACCCGTCCGGGTACATGCGCCTGCATCAGTACGAATGCGAACTCGACGCCGAACAACACGCGCGGTTCAAGGCCGTGCCCGGCGCTCTGGCGCCCAGCATGAAGCAGGAGGCCTGAGATGGCGAACCTTGTCCTGAACATCGGTCTTGGCCGCGTGGCCGAGCTGTACAACCGCGTCGACACGAACGACCCGACGAACTCGGCGCTGGTCATCGTCGCCATCGACGCGGGTGCCGACACCGACGCGACAATCCGCGACCGCGACGACCTGTCCACGCTGCTGGCCGGCACCTCGAACGAGGTCACGAACTCCGGCTACGCCCGCAAGGTGCTGACGGATGCCGACATCTTGGCCTTCGCGCCGGACGACACGAACGACCGCGTGGATCTGGACATCCCAGACCAGACCTGGACCGGCATCGGCGCGGGCACGGCCTGGACCGACCTGCTGATCTGCTACGACAACGACACGACGGCGGGCACCGACTCCAACATCATCCCGCTGACGCTGCACGACTTCGCGGTGACGCCGGATGGTTCGGACATCACGGCCCAGATCGCCGCTGCCGGCTTCTTCCGCGCCAGCCCGGTCTGA